TACTTTATTGATCCTCAAGGGGCTAGTTGAGCTTATCGACCCAGCTATTAAAATAGCTAAAGCTATTGTTGATGCTAGTAACGCTATACAGCAAGCCGTCATCGCAGGCCTGGAAACGGCACTTAATACTGCAAAAATGGCCATCACGGCGGCCAGAGATATCGCTCTTTCCACGGTCAAGATGGTTGAAATAAATCTTTCTATACTGGTCGTCACGCTGGATCTTCTTGTTAATACGACGTTGTTGCCTATAGAAGTTGTTCCAGATCCTGATAATCCAGATGAACAGCGCTCTTTAAGCACTTATATCACCGTCGATGCATCAGCAACCGGCCCAGATGGGGAGGTCCTGATTGAGGACTGGGTAATTACAATAGAGCCTTTGGACGATGCATCATATCAATCTCTGAATCCCCAAGAGCAAGGAATTTGGGATGATGCATCAAGTGAGACTCAAAAAGCCATAGTGCTTCAACAAGATTATATTAAAGCCAAAGCAAAGCTTGGTGAATTAGACAACACTTTGGATACGGAGATTGCAGATATGCAAAAAGCGCTAAACGACGCCAAGAGAATAATGAAAGAAATATATACATCTCCTTATTTATTGCCTGGTGTGTGGGCCGCTCTGCTCCCGTCCATGATACCTCTCGGCGGCGGTATAGGTGTTCCGCCGTGGGTGATGGGACCCCCGAGTACGTATCTTGGCATGATATATCTTTCATTAATGTTCTTAGACGGGTGGGAAGAAGAGCAACATAGACAGTCACAATTAACGTCAGTCGGCGAAGACGAAGAAGATCTTAATTGTGAAGATTATCTTTAAACCTATTACTGGCATGATTTTATTCGCTTAACTATTTATAAATGCATCTAAAATAATGCTTAATATATATTGAGAGGATAAAAATGAGCACCATAGGACCACAGCTACCTTTGATGGGGGACAATATATTTGGGGCCTATTCTTCCATAACTCAATATAGAGATGAAATACAGCAAAATTTAAAAAATCTTCTTTTAACCTCTCCGGGCGAGAGAATGATGAACCCTGATTTTGGCGTTGGATTAAGACACTTTTTGTTTGAGCCTAGACAACACAATATTAATGCTATAAGACAAAGAGTCGAGAATCAGGTGAGAAAATATATGCCGTTTATAAGAAGCCTTAAGGTGCAATTCGACACTGGGGCCGAAGAAGAGTATTTAGATAATTCAAATATTTTATCGATCAGAATTATTTATGATATACCAGATTTAAACTTGTCCACTAGTTTATTATTGCAGAAAGAGGATATTAGTTAACCATGGCAAAAAAAGATAAAAAACTTATAAGGTATACAGACAGAGATTTTAATTCTATAAAAGAGAGTTTAATAAGATACACTAAAAGATATTATCCTGATACATTTCAAGATTTTTCTGAGGCTTCTTTTGGCTCTCTGATGTTAGATACCGTGGCTTATGTTGGCGATGTGCTTTCTTTTTATTTAGATTATCAAGTCAACGAATCTTTTTTAGATACGACTATTGAATATGATAATATTATTAGGCACGGAGAGCAGGTTGGCTATAAACAACCATTAAGGGCGAATTCTTTTGGTGTAGTTTCTTTGTATGTGTTAACGCCAGTTGCTAGTAACGGAACAGATCCAGATGTTGATTATTTACCAACTTTAGTAAAGGGTAGCACCTTTTCTTCTTCTGGCGGACAAATGTTTACTTTAATTGACGATGTCGATTTTTCAAATCCTGATAACGAAATTATAACAGCTACTTCAAATCCTGGGGATGGCTCTCCTACAGCATATGCAGTGAAAGCATATGGTAGAGTTATTTCTGGAGAACTAAACGAACAAATAATAAATGTAGGTAATTTTATGAGATTTTTGACAGTTTCACTGTCAGATCCTAATATTACAGAAATAGTGTCTGTTCTTGATTCCGAAGGGCATGAATATTTTGAAGTTGATTACCTCTCGCAAGACACTATTTTTAGATCAGTCACCAATAAAGACCCAGAAACTAGTAAATATTCACCTGAAAAAATTGTGTCGACTTCAGTACCAAGACGCTTTGTCACTTTTAACAGATTTGGTCAAATTTTTATAAAGTTTGGCTATGGTTCAGAGTCATCTTTAAAAACTGATAACGTAACTCACCCTTCCAATGTCGCATTAAAAATGCATGGAAAAGAGTATGAAAATGAAGTTGGTTTTGATCCCTCGAAACTTTTAGAAACAGATAAATTTGGTATTGCGCCAGCGAATACATCGTTAACCGTGACTTACAGAACAAATACGGTTGATAATGTTAATGTTGCCTCTAAGGGCCTTAACGGAGTCACCGAGGCCTTGCTCGTTTTTGGACCTAACGCAACGAATTCTGAAAAAATTAATTTAGTTAGAGAAAGCTTAGAAGTAACAAACGAAAAGCCCATTATTGGAGATGTTTCTTTACCGACAGCTGTTGAACTAAAGCAAAGAGTCAATGATTCTTTCGCTTCACAAAATCGAGCAGTTACAGCTGATGATTATGAGGCCTTGATTTATAGAATGCCGGCCAAATTCGGCCGAATTAAAAGAGCAAAAATTTTAAGAGATCATGATTCTTTTAAAAGAAATTTAAATTTATATATTTTATCAGAAGATGTTAAAGGCAACTTCATAGTTAGTAATCCACTTTTAAAAAATAATTTAAAAATATGGATTAATAACTATCGCATGATCAATGATACAATTGATATTTTAGATCCTAGAATTATTAATATTAAAATTAATTTTGTTGCAGTAGTCGACTATGCACAAAATAAATTTGAAGCTCTCGATGCTGCGATTGATGGAATAAGCGAGATGTTTGAGGAAAAATTAGATATTGGTCAATCAATTCAAATTACAAAAATCTATAGTGTATTAAATAATTTAGATGAAATTGTTGATGTTACAAATGTAAAAATAGAGTACCAAACTGGAAATAAATATTCTGATGAAACTCTCAATATAGAAGATTACATTTCTGCTGATGGAAGAATTCTTTATGCTCCTGAAAATGTTGTTTATGAACTAAAATATCCAAATCTTGATATTAAAGGAACTATTAAGTAATGGGAATTAAAAATTATAAAGCGACAAAAGATAATACCATAACCAACGGATATAAACTAGTTTCACAGATCAGAGCGACCGGCTCAAATATGGGAGCGGCCGATATTCTGGAGGTGCATTCTATATACGGTCAACAAACTACCTCATCGGCTGAGCTTTCACGTGTGTTGATTCAATTTCCGACTACTGCAATTTCTTCTGATAGAACTGCCGGCACAATTCCAGCTTCTGGAAGTGTTAAATTCTTTTTAAGAATGTTCAACGCACGTCATTCAGAACAGCTTCCAAGGGATTTTACTGTAAATGTATTAGCGGTATCTCAATCCTGGCAAGAAGGCTATGGTTTAGACATGGACGGATATTCTGATGAAACCGATGACCGAATAGAGGGCTCTAACTGGATGAACAGAAATTCAAGCCCAGCAGCTACGTGGGCACGCATCGGCGGTGATTATCACTCTTCTTCTTACACTCCTGCTGTTACAATGCCAAATTATACTTTTACTTTTAGCGCCGGCGATGAAGATCTTTTAGTTGATGTGACTGCTGCAGTAGAAGAGTGGGTTTCAGGAACACAAACAAATAACGGTTTTGGTGTTTTTCTTACTTCAAGCCAGGAAGCATATACTACTGCATCAGATAACGCCGTATTATTAAATTCTGCTGGACAACAAAAAAGCTTTTACACAAAGCGATTCTTTTCTAGAACAAGTGAGTTTTTCTTTAAGAGGCCGTCCTTGGAAGCCAGGTGGGATTCTAGGACTATGGATGATCGGGGTAATTTTTATTACAGCAGCTCTCTTGCTCCTGCTGCAGATAATTTAAATACTATATATCTCTACAACTATGTAAGAGGACAGCTTACAAACATTCCTGGCGTCGGTACAGGTAACATATATGTGAATATACACTCTGGATCTGCAGATAATACAGCCCCATCTGGATCTGCGCTACAACTTGTAAAAGACGGGGTACATGTTACAGGCTCAGGAAAACTTGTCGCGATAGGCGGCTATGTATCAGCTGGCATTTATAGTGCTAGTTTCGCTATAACGGCATCTTCTTCTCCACTAACAAAATTATTTGATGTATGGTATAGTGGATCCATTCAATATTCTACGGGCTCAATCACACCAAAAACTCTAAATTCGCCTGGGTGGAATCAATATCCACAGTTTACAACAAAAATTACTAATTTGAAACCTCTGTATAGCGAGGATGAAACAGCTAGATTCAGAGTTTTTGTTCGAGAAAGAAATGTTACCCCAACAATTTATTCTGTCGCGAGTTCTGAGGCTCAAGGGACTATTATTCCTAGCGCGTCTTTTGAAATTTTTCGAACTGTTGATAATGAAACGGTTATAAATAATTCAACTGGAAGTGCCACCAAGCACACGTTTTTATCATATGACAATTCTGGTAGTTATTTTGATTTAAATATGTCTTTGTTAGAGCCTGGTTACATGTATGGAATAAGATTGATGCTTTATTCTTCTAATGGTTGGAGAGAGCAGGAAGAAACATTTAATTTTAGAGTCGAAAACAGTTAATATGGTTGGGCTATTCTTATGAGCATAAAAGATTTATTTGACAAAGGATATTCGTTAAAATTTCTTAAGAATAAAAGCCAAGATGATCTTAATGAAGATCTTGAGTCTTCGAGATATCTTACAGCTTATTCTAAAAAAGCACAAAGATTTTTACCTGATACAGATTTCTCCACGGCTTCTAATTTTGCTCGATTTGGACTAGCTGAAGAATACTATGATACTGCGATTAAGCGTATTTATCAAACTTATCCTTATGACGGATCGCAAGCAGAAAAAACAGAATGGGAAAATGAAAGCACGTATCTAGACCTTTTTATATTTGAAAATGAATATCCTAGAACGAATGGGTATATTTCCCTCACTGCGACTTCTTCTTTCGCAGGATCGAAAGACAGTACCTATAATATTTATAGTTCTGACACACCTCAATATATTTTTATAAAAGGAGGCCCCCATTCTGATTCCGGTGGAGATTATAAAAGCGATTTTTCTGCAGGGCCCTCCAAGATAGGAGTATCAAAAGCAAACATATATCATACAGCTAGCCAAAGAACAAACAATCTAGAGCTTGATCTTGACAAGGGAGTAACATTAGAATTTTGGCTTAAAAAAGATGGGTGGGCTGATACTTCTGGTACTCAGGTAGAATATCTTTTTCATTTATGGAATTCTGGTTCTGTTTCCGGAAATCCCTTGACGGATTATGGATCACTAAGGGTATATTCTTTTGGAAGAACTTCTACAAGTAAAAGAACAATCTATACTCGTATATTATCGGGCTCAACTGAGATCAGCTTTAACCACGATGTCGGCATAAGCAACATTGCAGATAGTAAGTGGCATCACTACGCGTTGACCACCAAAACACTAGGTGGTGATACGGTTTCCAGCTTGTATGTCGACGGCACGCACGTATCCCAAAAAACAGACACTGACACCATCAACGCTGTTACCGGCACGATGTTAGCTTCTCTCGGCGGTCTTGTTGGGCCTCTGACAGGGTCGACTAGTATTGGAAGAGGGTGGGGCAACATTGTTTCATCTTCTTTTGATGAATTTAGATATTGGAAAACAGAACGTGATGCACAACAAATTGGAAGATATTACCGTGATCAAATTGGCGGAGGTACCAACACTGATAATATAAAATATGATGACGTTAGTAACAAAGTTGATTTAGGTGTATATTATAAATTTAATGAAGGAATCACAGGTGATTCTGCAACTGACGCTACTATATTAGATTATTCTGGCAGGATTTCTAATGGCGCATTTGTAAATTATTCTTCTGAAGGCAGGAACACTGGTTCAGCTATTGTTTTAGCTGGCGCATCATCAAAAGAATTTAAAGATCCTATTATATATTCTGCTCATCCCGATGTTACAGCCTTAGTAGACGATAAAATTTCTCAAGGCCGGCTGCACGATTATAGTAATCCAATTTCTCTTTACAAATCAGTACCAGGCTGGGTATTGGAAGAAGATGAGAGAGAATCAAACCATTTAAAATATTTAATGCAAATTCTTGCTAGCTATTTTGATGATTTGTATTTGCAAATAGAGAAGCTATCAAAATTAAAAGATATTAATTATCCAGATGATACCAGTTATGAAAAGCCTTTGCCTTTCGCAGATCGACTTCTTGAGGCACGTGGATACGACGCACCAGAGTTATTTGCTCATGCATCGGCCCTTGCACAATATTTAGAAAGAGACGAAAAAAGACTTTTTGAAAAGAAGTTATATGAAGTAAAAAATATAATTTATCAAAATGTTTATAATAATCTTTCTTATATTCAAAAATCAAAAGGTACTTATAAATCACTTAGAAATTTTTTAAGATGTTTTGGGGTTGATGAAGAACTAGTAAAACTTAACATATACGCAAATAACGATGTTTATGAATTAAAAGACAATACTGTTAATACTGCATTACGTAAAAAGTTCATTGATTTTGACGATCTTGAAACGAGATATGACGCCGGCGGTGTGTATACAAACGCTTATTCAGCGACAGCCTATCAATATAAAGATTCTTCTGTAGATAATACAATTTCTTATATACCTGCGATCGCCGCCAGCCAAGTAACGGGCGCTGCTTTAACTATTGAAGCGGAAGTTATACTACCGAAGAGGTCAATATCTGGTGATACAAATTATCAGGTATATCCTACTTTAGTTTCTTCTATTTTTGGTATGCATGCAGTGACAGAATCAGATACGGATTTTTCTTTTGCGTCTGATGATACAATTAATTTTAATGTTGTTATCAACAAATCGTCTTTAGATAAGAGGAACGGATCTTTTTCTTTAACGACTTCTGGGTCATCAGATATATTAACAGAAGTAGAAAGTAGTAATTACATAGGTTTATATGATAATCAAAAATGGAATCTTGCATTTAGGCTCAGGCCAACTGGGCATCCAAATCATGCACTTGTAACAGACGTAGCAACAACATATACTTATGAGCTGTATGGTAATAACTATATGTCCAATATTCTTCAAAATGAATTTACTGTATCTGGCACAATAAGTCTTTCAAATGCTGCAAAATTCTTCACACAGCCAAAAAGAATTTTTCTAGGATCCGCAAGAGATAATTTTACTGGCAGCATAGTAGAAAAATATTCTGATGTTAAAGTATCTTCGGTTAGAGCTTGGTATAGCCATTTAGATGACGAAACTATGCGTAATCATGGTAAATTTTCAAATACTTATGGTTCCTTACATCCGCTAAAAAATGCTAATTTAACTGACACAGCCAACTTTTTAGGAACAAAAATACCACAAATCAAAACGCTGGTGTTAGACTGGAATATGAGCAATCTGACTGGCTCAGATGCAAATGGCCGTTTCATAATTAATGATTTTTCTTCAGGCTCAGGCGATACTTCAAGCTACGGCTTTCTGACTCCAATTATAGAAAAGAACTACACTGGTCGTGGAGACTTTTTTGAATCTGCAGAAGCTCAACGAGGCCAGGCTATTGATGTTGAATTTGTTCAGACAGCAAAACAAAAGTTACCAGAAGTTGTCAATAGTGACGATATGGTAAAAATTTTGAATAAACAAGATGACATGGTTTTTACTAGAGATACAACTTATGTAAGCCACACGCTGTCAATAGAAAAAAGTATGTATCAAACCATTTCTGAAGAAATGATGAGGTTTTTTGCTTCGATTACTGATTTCA